ACAGCTACAGGGCGTTCTAAACGTAAAGCTAAATGAGCTGCGACTACTGTTTTTCCAGTACCAACAGAGCTAGAATCTAGGGTGTTTTTATTTTCTCTTAGCTTTTCTTCAAAGAAGTCAGCCACTTTGGACTGAGCGGGGAATAGGTTTTTCATTTAAGACATAGTAAAAGAACTTGAATTGAAGGCAAGGAAAACTTTCTACAATTTATCATACCCTACTAAAGCATGACCTTTCCGTATGTATCTAGCTATCAGAAAAGCGTCTACCATACCATCGTGA